TGTATATAACAGACGTTATCTTTGACTCCATTAAATCCCTCTTGCACGCCTCTACTCTCGTAGTACTTCATATAGATAAAATGTTCCTTACTCGTAGGGTTTAAAATCAATACCTTAATATTTCGGTTTGGATTGCTCGCGTCGTTCCCTCTAATCGATAGCACTATCTTGTCGTAGATTGCCTCGTCTTGCATTTCCTCTGCCTCGTCAAGTATGAGCATAGAGAAATCTTTTAATCCCTTTAGATTTGCAGATTGCACAGCACTACCTGCCTTTAATCCTTTAAAGACTATTTTGCTCTTATTGAATTTTGATACAATCCTATTTTGTTGCGACTCGAAAGAGTCCTCCAGATTCATGATTTCGATTTTCTCCTCTACCTCTGCAAAGATGGAATCCTTGAGAGAGGCGTTTGTATACCTTGAATATAAAATTCGATGCCCATACTTCGTGCAACTATTTAAAGCGCTTAGAGACGTCGCAAATGACTTCTGTGAGAATCTGCCGCCTGTTATGATAAACGTATCCACGCCATCGGGTATATCGAATAAGGGCGCAAATTTTTCGCTGAGGTTTATATTACTCATCCTCTGGTGTTACGTCAATAGTTGAGGTAAAGGATATAGTCGGAATGTTTACGCTGTTACCCTCTGAGGTTATATCCACGCTTTGCATTGGTTTACCGACTGTATACTCTAGGTATAGCTTGGCGCTCTGAACGTCTCCAGACATCGCGCTTGCCTCTAAAGTTTGAAAGACAGCTATAAAGTTCTCTTGAGAGGTTGCCTCTGTTATAAGCTGTTTAAATTGATTCTTGCGTCTGTCTATTCCTTTCGTCTTTGTAGACCAACCGACGTTGCCTGCTCCTTTTGTCATATTATTAATAGGCATTAACTATTAGTATTAACCCTATTATTAAAACAAATTATTATTGTTATTGTTATTATATAAAAAAACCCCACCAATTAAGGCAGGGCTAACAAAACTAAACAAAACTAAACAAAATTAACTAACGTCTACGAGTCCGTCTCTGTAGTGATTTACAACGACGCCCGTTTTTAATGTGATTGTCTTATAAGGTACTATTGAATTTTTTACTAGGAATTTATGTATTAATCTTCTCATGGTTTAAAAGTCTAGGGTTTTTTTTAATTCCTTTGCAGCTTGTAAGCCTGCTTTAAATTCGTGCCTCGCAAGAGCGCCTATAATTGTAATTAAAATATGCTGCTGCTTAGAGTTTAAATCTAGGTCTTTGTCGAATAATCTGTTAAGTATTGTTTTTAAATCCATAGGGTTTTTTATTTGGGGAGTTGTTAGCTCCCCGTTTGTTTATTTTATTCTCCTTTTAAACACTCAGCCGTTTTGTTAAGCTCTGTTACTAGTTTGTATGATTCTACGTATTTTGATAGTTGACCACTGCTAAGAAGTTCTAATCCTCTCTCATGTTCTTTGTCTGCCATCTCTGTTGCTTGTAAGTAAGTCATAATATTTTGTTTTAGTTGTTTTTGTAAATGTACAGATGTTTATTAGTTATAAACACACTAAATACAAATTTTAACAAAACTTTAACATTTTAATACTACTCGTTTAAAACTTCAAATATTAATTGGCAGGTTTCGTACTCCTCTATATATTCAAAGTAAAGCAGGGCGTCTCTGGAGAGAATCTGCTCGTCCTCGTCACATAGCGGCTCAAAATTATACTTGTCGTATTCGTTATAAACAAAAGTACATACATACTGAATCGACTCGTCTAGTAAATACTCGACCATAGACCTATAGAATAAATCGTGCGCGTCTGTATAGTTTTGATTTGTAGCCTCCTCAAAAAATTCGTGAGGGTTGTCAAATATTACGGGTATGCTCATTTAAAAAAGTTGGTTATATACGCAATCGTGTACAAAGCTGTAGTCCTCGTTTAAGGTATCTATTTGCTCGTCTGTCATTTCTACGCCGTTATAGTCCGCAGAGGCTATAAAAGCGTCGCAAAAGTCTGGATAGTCGTTTGTATCTATTCCGTCGACTTCGATGTTATCTATTAGGTCGTAATTCATACTCCAGTACTTTCTGCCTCGTCTACGTCTTTAATTTCGTTAGACGATAAAGCGGTTACTATTGCTTCTTGGTTGTGTGCTATGTTTTTAACTAGGGAGTGAAGATTTGTAAGCCTTGTTTCTAACTCGGATACCCGTTTCCTCAAAATCTGCTTGGATAGCGGTTTGCTTTGTTTCTCTAATCTTGGAGTTTTCTCGCTCATAACTTTGTTGCTTTTTAATTGTAGCGCGTTCCATATTTAAGAAAGCGCTCATTTGGTTATTAATAAAAAATTGTACTCTCTCTTGTGGTATGCCGTTGAAATACTTATCGAAATCGGGCAGGTTATTTTTAAGCTCTTTAATCTCTGCGTGTAATTTTATGTTAACCTTTACTAAAGTCTTAATCTTATCCTTTGCCTCGTCTAAAGATATATGCTCCTCGTCTATAGCCTCCTTGGATTTTGTAGGCTGTAGAATCAAAGCAAGAGCTTGATAGCTTTGTTTAAAAAAATCGCTGTACTTATAATGTACGTCGAAACTTTTTAAAGCGTGTAATACTGAAGAGTGATGGTGTCCTGTGCTTTGTCCTATCTCTGCAAATGGTTTGCCCGTTAGCTCTCTAGCAAAATGAAAGTATAGGCAGCGAGCCACTACATACTCTCTCTGTCTTGTATTCTTATCTATTTTTAAGTCGGTTACTTTCTCGACTGCTTTTTTTATCGTGTCTAACATAATTGTTCTTTAAATTTTTTAAACTCCTCTAGGCTACGAATAACTATATATGTGAATCCTTGAGACTCTAGTAATTCCTGCCATAGTATCTGGTCTTTGCTTTGCTTTCCTTTAGCGTTTTTTAGCTCAATCATAATGGCGTGGCTATTGTAATAATAAACCATATCCGCGCGCCCTTTGATTAATCCGAGCGCTTTGTTTCTGTTGCCGTCTATTTTGTTAGCGGAGTTGTTTAGGTTATAGCAAAGCAAACCTCTCTCTTTGGGGTAGTTATTCCAATGCCATTGAAATATCTGTGATTGTATTTTAACCTCGCTAATCATTATAATCAAATATGTAGTAAAAGCTATCTAGGTCTATACCTAAGAACATTTGCATATATGACATTGTACCGAATGAAAGTTGATATACATTATCCGTTGCGGTTAATGAATCAATAATTATTTGAGCGGTGTCTGGGTGTTCTAGAGTCACAAGGTCAAGCTTTGTTTTTAATTCGGGGTCTAATCTTTGTAGTAAGTTTTTCATTTTGTTTGTTTTAAAAATGGGGAGTTGCCTCCCCGTTGTTTTTTATATCTCTTTTACCATATAAGGCGTTCCTGTAAGATTGTTAAAAAGAATATAGTCGCTTATATATCTATTACGTCTGTCTTCTCTTACTTGAGCGGTATGTAAACCTAATTTTCTACTAATGATTTTTACCTCAACTTGTTTTAAATTTCTGTCTGCGATTTTAATGTAAGCCATAATGTTTTGTTTTTGTTTTTGTAAAGGTACAAATCTTTTTAACTTATAAACAACCTTTTTAACTAAAAACTTTAAATCTTTTTTTATTCACATACTCAAAACTCTTTTTATACCCCACCGCCTCTAGGAAATCTCTAGCGTCCTCTCGGCAAGTTTTACGATGCAATACCCACGCCGCAGTTATATATTTATCCTTTACTGCCTGCGCTAGCTCTTTGTTTGACATATCGCTATAGTTTTTGATTACATCGTTTCTAATTAGCTCAAGTCTAGCAATCTCTGCCTCTTTTTTATTTATGAATTTATGAGAGCAATAAGGACATACCTTTGTAGAGGCTAATAATATCGCCTTACATTTAGGGCAATCTTTTACGGGCGCAGGCTGCTCTCTTGTAAGTTTCTTTTTTAGACTCCAGTCTCTAGGATTCTCCCAATGCCCTAGCCGTTTGATGTTATTGCCAAAGTCTAGGATATTAAAGGTCTTTAGTTTGTCGGTAGTCCTTGAGCCTCGTCCGCACATTTGCAGAAACAAAGGGAGCGAGGTTGTAGCTCTGTATAGTATTATAGTCTCGATGTCGGGTTGGTCAAATCCTGCGTTTAAAATACCGCAGTTACAGATAATTGCTTTCGGGGTTTCGTTGTACCATTGTAGTATCGCCTCTCGCTCATTCTTAGGGGTGTTTCCGTCGATATGTTTTGCCTCGTATCCTCTTGCATTAAATTGAGCGCATACAACCTTAGAGCTTCTTACATTCGATGCGAACAATAAGGTCTTTGTATTCTCTGTAATACGTACCCAGTTATCTACGACTCCGATATATGTTTTGTTATCCTCGTAATAGCTTGCGGTATCGTAATCCGCTCCTGTGCGCTTTAATCCTTTGGTATCTATTGGCACGCCGTAGCTATTTGCAGAGGATAGGAAACCCATTTTAATAAGTTCGGGAGTATCTATTCTTTGTACTATAGCAGTATAAAACTCGTCGAGAGATACGGCAGCCTTTCCCTTTCGCTCTGGTGTAGCCGTTGCTCCTATTACATAAGCAAGGGGGTTAATCAAAGGGAGTAGTTTGGTAAAGATATTCAAGTGAGCCTCGTCGATTACTATTAGAGTTTTTGACGCTATAAAATCGGTATAGGTTTCTTTGCGTCTGTCTATTGTTTCGACCATTCCAACGTGGAGTTTTGCCTCTAGGTCTGGCTTTGAGCCGCTCGTTATATATTCGGGAGTGAGTCCAAACTTCTCGAAAGAGCTACCTGCTTGTTTTAGTAGCTCGCTCCTATGAGTTAATACTAGGACGTTCCCTCCGCGTTTTAAATGCTCCGATATTAAGTAGGTAAACATAATCGTTTTACCTGCTCCCGTAGGAGCGCAAAGTATAACCCTGCGGTTTCTCTTAAATGAGTTACGCAAGGATTTAATTATTTCGTCTTGGTATGGGCGGAGTTTAATCATTGCAAAATGTGTTTATTATTAATAACCCCTTTCGATAATAGTATCCGCTTGTTTGCTGCGGTTGTCTTGCCACGCAATGAGACCGCCAAGTCTTGAGATTTCTTTTTGAGCCTCTGCAATTCTTTGCTGCTCGTCTGAGCTTTCTCGTATTGCCTTATAACCTTTTTTAATTCTTTTTTGGATAGCCTCAAGCTCTGCTCTAACTCCCTCGTTTCGTTTCTCAGTTTCTCGTATTGCGTTGCGAGTTCTCTCGATTTCAATAGTCGGCTGTTGTAGCTTGTCGATAGCTTGCTCTGAAGCTGTAAACTTTGCTGTAATATCTCCGCTATCATTCATTGAGTGTATAGGTTATGTTACACTTGCAGTAATTAGGCTCTACAGATTGCAGCTTTTGGATATACAAAGCGGCATCCATTAACTCCTCCTTTAAGTGTTGTAAAAAATCGTCTTTGTTGTTATCCTCCAGAGTAGTATTATATTTTTTTATCCCTGCCTCCGAGCGTGCGTCAAACTCCGCTTTTAAATCCTCTAGTATTTTGTCTTTCATATTAAAATAATTTTATTTGTTTCATATCTTTTTCTTCAACATTTAACATAGTTTCAAAAATAGTTTTTCCTACTTCATAGTCCACTAGGTTTCTTGCTATCTTGTCTTTTCTTTGTTTTCCCTTATATTGGTAGAAATCGTATTGATGAAAATCACATAATTTTTTTACTTCATTAGTAGTTTTACATAATGTTCCCTCTATTTTTCTTGAACCTAAATTTTTAGGGATTTCAAAATTAGTCCAATATAAATGTCTTCCTCTTTTTTGAGCAGGTATTAAAGGGGTGTAATAAGGATTAACATTTTCTATACAATATTTTCCGTCAAAGAAATTTTCAAGAAATAGTATTTCTTCGTATAATTTCATATTAGGGTATTTATGTATAAATGTACTTCTGTTTTTTTGAGTAACTCTTATTTTAGAATGAGTAGGACAAGGCGGACTGCTCCAAATAAAATCAAACTCTTTAAAGTGTTCTAATAAGTATTGATGTGCATCTGCTATGATTACAGTATCATTAGGGAATCTCTCTTGATATAATCTAGCTAGTTCAGGGTCTAACTCAACAGCCGTAACTTCTATATCTTCTTTAACTTCGTTCCACTTGTATCGGTTGCCACCTAGACAAGCATATAAATTTAATATTTTCATAATCTAAAAAGTAAAGGAGGAGCGCTAACTCCCCCTATGGTTATTAAAATGGCAAATCGTCGCTTGCCTCTTCTTGAGCTGCCTCTGGAGTTTCCCCTGTTGCCTCTGCCTTGAATATCTTCCAAGATTGTAGGCTAGTGTAATACTTTCCTTTGTACTCGTTTGTTTGTACGTTAAAGTTTACGTCTACCTCTTGCCCGATTTTATTGTATTTCAAAAACTGCTCTACTTTCTCGTCTCCGAATACATCAAAGCAATAGAGGTTGTTATAGTCCTCTGTAGTCTCTAAAATAAAAGATAGCTTTTGCCAATCTTTGCCTGCTGCGGACGTTCCTTTTTGCGTTCCTAGTACTTTTGTAATCTTTCCTGTTACTTTCATAGTTATTATATTTGGTTATCGATTTTTTCTATTAGATGGCGGAGGTCTGAGCGTTCAAACTCGCCTAGTTTTATCTTATTAATTGTTAAATAATAATAGTCTTTCTTGCTTTCTGTTATTTCTATATCCATTATTTTGGTTTAAAGTTAATACTTATTTTTATATATAAAAAATTTAATCCTTATATTTCTCTAAATTCATTTTTACAAGGATAGGCGTCTCTCCTGCGTTTAAAACTACTCCGCACCCTATAGCGTTCTTTTTACCTCCTGCGGCGTAAGCAAAGGCGTATTGCGAGTCGTCAATACCACAGCCGACAGCCATAGCAAAAATCGCTCTAGTCTTTCCAAACATATAATCTATATAGAAATCTGTATGAAAATGCCCTGTAACTGTGGAGACCATATCCCTACGAGCTGCCGTCCTTGCTTTAGAGCTTTTATGCCCATGTACATAACGCACGCCGTCGATATATGTATCCGTTACCCATTGCCAGCTAGGGGTTTTTAAAACGTCGTTAAACTCTTTTATCCAAACTTTAGGCACTCCACTATCGAAAGCCTTGCGCATTATTATAGCGTCGTGATTACCTATACAAATCTCAGCGTCTGGAAATGCCTCATACCAATCTTTAACTCTCTCTACGCAAAGGTCTAGCTCTGCGCCTCCTCCTAGTCCGTCGGGGTCTGTAGTATGAAAACTTGACCAATGAGAATCTATTATATCTCCAATAAAAACGACTCTATTACATTGATACTCTTTGTATGTATCCTTACAAAATTGCAAATAGTCTTTGCGCTCAAAGGGGAGATGTACGTCTCCAATTACTAAAACTCTACTAGACTCTGCTTTCGCTCTCATCTCTAAAAGATTAGCCTCTTCTTTCTCTGTTAACCTATAGCGGTTTGATTCGTTTTTCATAGTTTTTAAAATTCGTTTGGTTCGTCTTTAGTTGCTCTTGTAGCGAAGTATATTCCTATTACAAGTATTGCTATTCCTATTATTGACTTCATAATTTATTTATTTTAGTAGGTGTTGTTCGGTATTTGTCAATTAAAATGTTTGGTTTACTCTCATCATAATTTCTCGTTATTAAATTTAGTTATATATCTCTGCGTTGTTCTTATAGATTTGCCTAGCATATCGGCAATATCTTTTTGAGAGGCGTCGGGGTTTTTTGTATAGATACTTTTAAAATTAGTATAGGCGTCTTTTTTATTATCGAAACTGCTTTTTATTTTAGTACGCTCTGCGCTCTCTATTTTTATTTTATTAGCCATATCTATAAAATAATGCGCTAACTTTTCAGCTTTTAAAATACTAGACTTACATACTTCGTCTTTGTGTATCTCAGTATTTTTTTGAGACTCTAGCGTATTAATAAGTAAAGAAAATCTAGCGACGTAGGCTTTCATTTTAGGGAGCATTGACTTATTTGCCTCTGCTATATCCTCCGACTTTTGCATCGCTGTTATTTCCTTGTGTATTCTTTTGTATTCTATTTTAGCCTCTGGAGTAAACTCTGCGGTTACTGCCTCGACTACGTTACTCTCGTTTATTTTTAGATTTCTTTTTGTAGACTCGTAAAATTTAATGATAAAATTTTCGTACCAATCTAGTAAATCCTGTGTAATCTCCTCGTCTACGTAGTCCTCTACCTCAAGCTCTGGATAACTGAATAACATACGGTCAATAAATCCGTTGCTTTTGTTCTCCTCTGTTTGGAATCCGTCTAATATACTCGGCTGTATACCGCCCATAATTGGTAAAAAAGCACGCTCTACAAAGCTACTCTTTGCGGTCTTTCTGTTTAGGTTAATCTCTCCACCACTCCAAGACGAAAGCCAATGCTCCATATCTCCGCCCTCGCGGTATTTATTCATATCCTTAAAGAATCCTGCTAGCTCGTCTTTTAATACTCCTATGCCGTTTGTGTTTTCGTTGTGTAATTCTACCAACGCCTCAAGAGTTACGTCGTTAACTAAAAATTGCGTTTTCTTTGGCTTATAAACTGGCTCTGTCAAGGCTTTATCCTTTGCCTCCATATTGTTAAATTCCTCGAATTTAGCCTCCGCTACAATATACTTTTTTATCTCTGTGCTGTTTGCTTTATCTAAAGGGAACGTAATACCTTTAATAGACGGCGTCTTTCCTACTCCTGCCTTTCCTACTAAAGAGAGCCAAATACTAGGCGTTTCTTTCCAGCCGTTTTTTATTTTTATCTGTTGTGAGTTACCTACTATAATAGAGGTTAAAAATAATAAGCTACAACCCATATAATCAATAGACTGTTTTAATGTGCGATGCCTTTCGAGTATGTAATGCTGTAATTCAAGCGGAAATATCTCTAGGGGAAACTCTGTATTTACACAAACCTCTTTATCATCTATGATAGCTTTTAAAGGCGCATCTATTGCGATACGCTCTCCATATCCTTGAGAGTATAATTCCTTAGCAGCAAGGCTCGCGTCGCCGTTATGGACGTAATGAGCGTAAACCATAAAGGGG